CACCATCTGCATAAACTGTAGGCGCACCCATGTTGCCCATAATATCTGTCTGACTTGTTGGTGTAGCCATACCAAATGCATTTGCAGTGTCAGCCGTATTTTGGAATGCCGCCTGTTGCATTGGGTTGAAAGCCGCAACATCTGCGCCGTAATATGGTGTGTATCCAACACGAGATATTGCGTCTGCCTTTGCTAAATTAGCTTTTGCCGCATTTTCTATGTATTCTGGTACTTTTACTTCTGATGTGGTTGAACCACCCTTGCCGCCTGACATTATGTTAGCTCCTTAATATACGACGAATGAAGCTGATCCCAGCCATGATCCGATAGTGGTTTTTTCCATCCAGCTCGACCCGTCATCGTCAGGGCTGAACACCCTTGAGCTTTTGCCCAATTAATTACGTCAGTGTGCATATCCATTATTTGATCCAACTCGCCGCCACCAAGAAATATATTTAAATGTTTCAAATTAGGATATAACACAATTTCTGACACGATGCACCCCCTCTGAGAAGGCCAAAGTTGCATTGTGCCTGCCTTAATGCCTTCAACTACATGGATAAAATCGTGAGTGCCGCCAGAATACTCTAATGCGGCTTCGATCCATTCCCTGCAATTTTCGATTAATTCATCAATTACCATGAACCACCTGTCAATGTTACGCGCTTCCAAATGTGAGCTGACCCATCGTGAGCCGCAGTGCATACATAAATATATGATGCATCCCAAGATATTAATCCAGCCTTATCGCCAGCTACACCCACACTAGATGCAGGGATTGCATTCTTTAATATAATTTCACGAAAAGCGCCTGATCTACTTATAATTGGGTATAGGTTTACCCTGTCCCACATAAGAGTTGCATCGTCAGATGCGTTTTCTTCGCCGTTCTGTTGAACCAATGCGGATCGAGTTTGTGATAAGTGCTGAACAAGCCTTCGACCCCACGTCCGCCAATCGTTGCCGATAACGTCTGGGGCTTTTTGTGGCTGTTCGCTCATCTCGCCCCACCAGCCGTAACATTAAGTCTATTTATACCAACACGCCAATCACCTAATGAATTTGCGTCTATTCTTAATTTAACTTGCCTGCCCGTAAATCGCAGAGATGTTGGATTAGACATTGAAAATGCGCCATAGGAGCGTTCAGTTCCATTTGGATAGAACCTTGTCTTGAATGTGACTGTCACGTCGCCCTGCGTCTTTTCATCTGGGATCATTTCTGTTACTGACATTACGCTCTCGCCAGTGCCTAGCGCAATTGAACCGCTTTCAGCAAATGGTGTAAGTGAGCCATAATCAAATCCGATTTCATGCTCGTATAACTTGTTGTTTTCTGCGCTTGCCCATATTGGTTGTCGATATGTACCCATATCATAACCAGCAGTTCTGCCTAGTTCGCCAATATACCAAGTATTCTCAACATAATTATAAACGCAATATCTGTCATTTTCTACAGATGATCCAGATGGATAGAACCAGAATATCTCGCCGTATGTGCTGTTAGTCACTGCAAAAGTTTTTGATATTTGCGCTCGGTTTATATCTGAAAAGACATAATCTGATATTTCGCTTTCAATTTGCTGTACTGCGCCGCCTGCGTATGCATAGAATGAGTGATTACCCATCCAGAATGCACCTTTATCAACTGATGCTATAGCTTTGTTTGCAATTAATCCGCAACTAGCTCCAACACGCTCGATGCCATAAACATATGGCGCTCCAATGTAATTGGCTACATGGGCGTCCATGCTTGTTAATATTAAAGTTTGGCCTTGCACTCGTATGCCAGCCATAATTCTGCCGCTTGTGTTTAGCTCTAAATCACCAGCTTCATTTGTTGCGGCTGGCGTCCATGTGGAGCTATCTTCCCTGTCACACCATTGCACCTTACGTTGATTTCCGCCAGCGCCTAATGCGAACAAAAATCGCTCCTCAGTCACAACGATGCTTTCATTGCTTGTCGGTGCATTTGCTAACACTGCGGCTGGTGTAGAGTTATTTATTTGCCACTCGTAAATTTTTCCATCATCTTCATTGCACGCAACAAGGTATTCACCCCAAGTATCTAGTGACCAAGTTGTTGCAGGCTGTATTCGCGCTGTATCTGGGCGAGCTACGCCGTAGGCATATTGACCAAAATAACTACCGCCATATCCTGTAAATGCCTCGGCGTCTTCACGGCCACTAACTAACCCTGTTGGCGTTATGTCGTGGCGAACACCCTGAGATGTCCAAGTATAAAGTTTATTATATGTTCCGCCAGCTATAAACCTGTCTTGGTTATTCCCAATCCAAGTAATTAATCCACGAATTTTAGCATTAGCCGCCGTGTCTGATCGAGTGCGCCAACCACCCATTGGACGCATCGTACCATCTACCCATCGGATTAGGTTAGCATCGCGCCATCGACCAGATGATTGCAATTCAGTGCCGTTGCGGTAAATGCCAGCAGGGATGTCTAGTGGTATTAGTGGCATATTTACCTCATTGGTCTAAGTTACTGGGACTATAACATATTTTTACACTTATTAACAATATACCTTTATGTGGGTTGCGTAGGCCAAGTAACTGAATTTGGAAATCCCGATTGCTGTGGTAAGTTTAGCAAATCAATTCTATACTGCGTCCACTCTGCTTGCTTGTCGTTTGTTAATTCACCCCATCGTATAGGATTTGTAATTAAAGGATCTACATCATTAACGAGTAAAAAATGGCGCTCTTGCCTAATTTTAAATTCTTTATTTTGTTGAATTATTTCTTGGTCTTCAACTATAGTCAAATCACTTATTCTTACTTTATGTGTATATATGTCGTAATTTGTTTCAGAATTTATTATAGCTAATTCATCGCTTCCATTTGTTGAAATGGCATCAGCACTATCACAATTGCTATCAATTTTTCCTGTAGATTTATTATATAGATAATAATACATTTTATTTTTTCCTTAATGTTTTTATTAGGATATTTTAACCCATCTCATGTAAGAATTAGATCTATAGGTGCTTACAGTTAATGACCCACCTGATGCGATTGACACTACACCCGAAACATATTCTGTCTCATTTGAATAACCACTACAAATTGCACCGCTATGTATAGTTCCGTTACTAGAATACGCCGAACCTAACACACCAGTTATCCCCGAACCGCCCATTGTTGCGCTAAAATTATAATTTGGACTATTACTAGATACTTGATGGGCAATTAAATAAACACCAGAGCTACTTATATTTCCAGTGCCATTTGCCGAAGCTGTAAATAGATTTCCTAAACCCCCACCACTAACTTCTGCCCAAGTTAAACCGCCAGTATTTCCTGACTGCGCTGAAAGATAATACCCATTAGTTGGGCTATTAGAAACTTTAAGATTAGCTTCATCGACCACGTTATTAGCTATCGTTAATGATGTAGATCCTGTAACCTCACCTGTATGTGTTAGGTTAGTGTTAGTTACTGTTTCTGCGGCTGTAGCTAGTCCAGTGACGTGTCCGTAAGTATCAAGAGTAATATCTTGGATATATGTCCTGCCAGAGTTATTTGATGAGCCTTGAGATGATGTGTCGCTGTGACTTAAAGTTACATTACCAGTTCCGCCGCCCGATAGACCAGAACCAGCAGTAATTGTTTGATCATCTTTAGCTGATGTTTCAATTCCATCTAACTTGCTTTTAAGTGTAGTAGTAAAGTTTTTTTGTGTAAGACCGCCATCTCCTACGCTGTAGGTTGTGTTTGTATCTGTTGGCGTAGCCCATGTAAATGTACCATCACCATCAGAACGTAAAAACTGCGTGTTACTGCCATTACCTGTTACCTTCAAGTTGCCTGCATCAACAACATTATCTGCTATAGTTAAAGCTCCAGACCCTGTTACTTCGCCTGTATGAGTAGCATTATTTGATGAGCTTGTGCCTGCACCTATTAAGGAACGAACCTCAGATGCTGATATACCAGAAGCGAGTGAAGGTGCTGAACCATTTGTTGTTATTGCAGGGTCTGCGGTATTAGTAGCGCTTGCCTCAATCCCATCTAGTTTAGTATGGTCTGCATTTGTAAAATTTTGATCTGGTAATTCTGAAGCATTTGCTAATTCAACCCAACTACCATTATGGGCATAATAACCCTTACCAGTGGCATGAACGTGAGCAAACATGCCGTGATAAGTTGAAGCTGATGGAAGGTCATTTGTTGTTGCATACATATTGCCAAATAAAACTTTATTGCCATTTGCATTTATATCGCCTGATGTTGCTACAGTTGTAAATGAACCTGTAGACGCAGAGTTTGCACCAATTGGCGTTCCATCAATTGATCCAGAATTAATATCAATACCAGTAACAGGCGTCGTACCATCTAACAGATTATCGACGTTATCTAGGTTGGTATTTATTTTTGTACCCCAAGTATCCTCGGACGCACCGACTTCTGGTTTTACCAAGCCATATGTGGTTGTTGTAGTATCTGCCATGTTAAGCTCCTATAGTTAGCCTTTCGGCCTAATATCGTTCATCAATGTAAGAGAAAGACGCAGTAGGCGCTGATCGCATACTGCCACAAAAATGCTTTAATTGCAACATCATGCGGCTGTCCATATTTCTGTTACTTTTGGTACTGTCTGCCATGTTTCTGTTGCGTCTGGTAAGTCTTCCCATTTCTCAACTGCACTAGCTGTAAATGCAGATGTAATGCCTATTGTTGAAATAGCTGATTTTCTAATAGACGCACTTGTAAACACATTTAATTCACAATTTATTATACTGCTACCCACTACTGTTCTTGCTCCAATTGCAGAAACTGACAACAGTAATGGAATGTTGACCGCAGTGTTTTGCAATCTAACAAAACTTATTGAACCGCTTGAAGTTGTAGATATAGCAGAGCCAGATTGATGTATTTTTAATCCAGATGCAGTTGCCGTTGAGCTGGCGGAAGTTGTTGAAGAACCTAGTAATATTTTTTCAGCAGAAGGCGCAACTGTAAGATTTGCTGGTAATGTTGCGGATGTTTGCTGTATTAATTCAGCGCTTGAAACTACAGAAGAAATGGTTGCTGTT